TTCGGTCACGTCCTTGACGTAGGTCTTGGTGATGGAGCGGTCCACCGCCCACTTGTGCCCGTAGAGAATCGCGTCCATCACGATGTCGACGGTGCGCACGCGGGTGACGAACGACCACTTTGGGTCGGCGGACAGCGTGCGGTTGCCCCACAGGCGGAAGCCACCGTCGCGGATCACCGTCGCGATGTTCGCGGCGTTGAGCAGGTTGGCGCGGCAGGTGTCGTCGCCGTCCAGGAACTCAATTGGGCGAGCGGTGCCGACGATGCCGGTGATTTCCTTGTTCGACGGCGAGGCCCAGAAGCCGTAGCGGGCGTCGGTCTGCGCGATCAGGCCGGCGACGTAGGCGGACGTAGGCGCGAGCGCCTCGCCATTGGCCGTGGTGTCCCAGTACTTCACGCCCGGGTCGACCAGATAGACGCGCTTGCTGCCGAAGTTGGCGGCGTAGGCGATGGCTGCTTCATCGTCGGTGTTCGGGCCGTCGACGATGGCGATGGCCTTGAGCTTGGCGGCAACGCCGTCCATTGCGGTGGCGACCGCTTGGGTGCTGGAGTGGCCCGGCGCGATCAGCAGGCGGGGCTGGGCGTTGTAGCGCGACTTGCCATCGAGCAGCGCCTGCAGGCCGGTGCGTGCGCCGTTGACGTCGACGCCACCGATGATCGCGCTGGTCGTCTCGGCCGCATCGATGCCGGCCTCCACGCCGACGGCAACGATGACGGCGCTCGACTGTTCGTAGATGGCTCGCGCGGCCTGGGTGATCGGCGCATCGGCGCCGAAGGCCGCCACGGCTTCGCGGTAGCTGGTGAGCAGCACCGGGTCGTTTGCACTGCGCAGGCCGGCGCCTGCGGTGAACAGGCCGACCAGGCCGATGATGGAGCTGGTCGGGATGGCGATCGGGCGCGGCCCGGTGTCGACGAGCGTGACGGTAACGCCGTGGAAAAACGAGGTCTGGGCCATGGGGCCTCCTGTGGTTGGAAACAAAAAGCCCCGGAAGGCCGGGGCTGTTGTGGGGCTGGTTCGTTCAGAAGCGCTGCGGGAGGTGCTCGCGCAGCAGCTCGGCGTAGTAGGACATTTCGCAGTGGCGCATCACGCGGTCGCCGGCCTGGGCGCGGTCCCAGAAGAACGCGGCGTCGACAATGCGGCGGGCAATCGCCCAGCGCGGCTTGGCGCGGCAGCGGTAGCAGCGGCTGGACAGTGTTTCGTCGACATAGCCCCACAGCGCGGCATTAGCCAGCTGGTCGAGGGCGATCAGCAGGCTGAGCCAGTAGGGGCGCCGCCCGTGCTTGGCTTGGTATGCCTCGACATCCACCAGCGTGGCCATTACGCGGCCTGCTCGAGGTCGGCCAGCAGCTCAGTAATCGCCGGCACGGCGTTCACATCCTCGGCAGTCGTGGCAGCGGCGAGCATGTCCTCGATGCGCTGGCGGGCGCCGAGGATGCGGCCGGAGCCGAGTGCGTAGAGCTCGCCCTTTTCCAGGACTTTCAGTGCCAACGCGGCCAGGTCGATTCCGCGCGCTTGCGCCAGGGCGCTCAGCAGCGGCGTAGCCGCGAGCGAGTCGGATGCGTAGGCGCCGGCCTCCTTCAGCTGCTGGTCCCAGCTCAGCACCTCGCGTTCCGGATAGGCAACGGACAGTGCGGAGAGCAGCTGGTCGGTCTGGGCGTTGGTCGCGGCCATGCGTTCAGCGCGGGCGGCATCCAGCTGCGCAGCCTCGCTGGCGGGGAGGTCCAGCGCGGCGAGCGATGTGGTGGTGGCGGCATCGCAGGCGGGCAGCTCCGGCGGTTGGCCGTGCTGCTGCACGCTGACGAAGTAGCCGCTCGCACGGTACTCGACCGGCACTGCCCATACATGCACGCGCGCCGCCTGCGGCAGATGCGGCAGCGGCTCGCTGTGGTCGCCGATGGTGAGGGTGTGGTTTTCGATTGTCGGGGTCATGACTCAGCTCCGGGTCAGGGCGAATTCGTTCAGGATTGCAGCGGTGGTGTTGTGGGCATTGCAGTGCTTGGCGTAGGCCAGGTAGCTCATGAGCCGCGTGCGGGCATCGGCGATGCTGATGCGCCCGGCGGCGAACTGCCGGCGGGTGCGGCCGAGCATCCTGCGGGCTCGTTTGATGTTGCGTTTGCGCGGCAGCATGTGCGTCGCCCAGGTCCGATATCCCGCGAAGTCGACGCCAGCCAGCGCGGGCAGGATGCAGGTCTTCGGGTTCAGGCGCAGGCCCAGGCGCACGGCCTCATCGGCCATAGCGGCGAGGACGGCCTGTGCGGCCGGCTTGCTGGGCAGCACCACTACGGTGTCATCCATGTAGCGCACGTACCGCCCTACTCCGCAGCGGTCCGTGATGTGGTGGTCCAGCTGGTCGAGCATGACGTTCGCCGAAAGCTGGCTGGTCAGCGCGCCCACCGGCAGGCCGGTGCCGTGTTCGTGGCCATATGCCCGGGCTATGGTTCGCCACAGCGCGAGCGTGCGCGGGCAGCTGATCACGCGCCGGATGGCGGCGAACAGAATGTCGTGCTCGATGCTTGCGAAGTAGCTCTTGATGTCGGCCTTGATCACGTAAGGCTTCGGGCTTTCTCGCTGCGCCGACCGGATCATCCGTTGCACCGCACGGCAGGCGCGCTGAGAGCCCTTGCCGGCGCGGCAGGCGTAGCTGTGATGGATAAAGCGGCGCTCGAACAGCGGCTCCACTACCCGGACCAGCGCGTGATGTACGATGCGGTCGCAGAACGGCGGCGCCTGGATGTCGCGCTGCTTGGGCTCCATCACCCTGAACTCGCGGGCGCGCCCAGGGCGCCAGGTGCCCCACACAAGGTGATTGTGGATGTTGAGCAGGTTCTCTTCGAGGTTGATGGAAAAAAGCGCCACTTCGCGGCGATAGCGCTTGCCGCGCCTGGCATCGAAGTACGCTGCAACCAGATTGTCGAAGTCGACGATCTGGTCGTACAGGCTCGAGTGCGTAATGGGCACGCTTGCTCCTTAATAGGTCCGGCGGCCACGTTCGGCCCTCGTGGCGCTACTTGCCGCCACCGGCAGTTGATCTTCGGCGCAAAGCGCCAGGACAGACGCCCCGAAGGAAAGGCGCTGGAAGGCAGCCCGTGGGCTGCCAGCTTCTGGCCGTGTCGTTCGTTCGCCAGGCGGGCACCGATGTTGCTGTTCGTGTTCGACGCCGAGTTGTTGACGTTGACATACCACAGCCCCGCATTCGCGGCGTTGTTCCAATTGCCACCCGCGATCGGGAAGTACTCGCACTATTGAGCGGCTGCCCCTGTTGCTCATTTCTGCGCCGCCTTCAACCAGCCGCCCACCATCCGCCCGATTTGGCCGATATGCTCGGACCAGACCTGGTAGCGGTGGGGGTTGATGTACTGCAGCCGCAGGCTCTTGCGGACCCAGCCGCGGAGCACCTCGATCTCGATATCGAGATCCTTCAGGGTGCTCTGCTTGTGGTACCGCTTCCAGGCGGTGATGGTCAGGCGCTGGATCTTGTTCAGCGACTGGCGAATCTCTGCACACAGCAGATGCCGCTCGAGCTTGGGGTACTGCAGGAGCACGGCATGGCTGTACCCCTCTAGATCCTCAAGTCGCGCGAGCAACTGTGCGTAGTGATGCGCCGGCCCTGTCGGCGGGCTCTCGCCCGCCTTCTCATGACTCAAGAGGCCAGACACATCACACCTTCGCCAGGCGGGCACCGATGCCGCTGCTCGTGTTCGACGCCGAGTTGCTGACGCTGACACACCACAGCCCCGCACCCGCGGCGTCGTTCCAATTGCCACCCGCGATCGGGAAGTACTCGCCCGTCGTCGACATGTATTGCTGGTCCGGCGCCGTAGCGTTGCTATTGCTGGTCGGGCCGGTGTCGCCGAGGAACACGTCCTCCAGATCCCAGCCAGCACCGGTGCCATCCATGAAGGTGGTCGGGTAGATCGACCCCGTTGCAGCTGCGCGTGCCTTGGTGCTGACCCAGCTCTTGTTGCCGTTCTGGTCCCACAGGTTGACCACGCCGTTGACCGTCTTGAGCCCGTCCATCCACTGGTACACGTTGCCCCACAGCCCGACGATGCCGCGGTAGGTCGCCTGGGCGACGTCGGTGGCGCTCACGCTGGCGGCGCTGGATGCGTTGACGCGGCCCTGGCCGGTTTTGGTTTGCGAGTCCATCGTCGCGTTTTCGACCAGGTACAGCCACTGGATGGCCGACCACTGGAACGCCGACCACAACATGAAGCCGGACACGCCGGAGACGTTGCGCGCGGCGGCGTCCGCCTGGAACTGCGTCAGGCTGCGGCTCACGGCCGGGGTAACGCCCGACGCCGAGGCCAACTTGCTGCCGGACATCGAGGCCTGGTACTTGCCGACGTAGACCTGATCGACCTCG